AGTTGAAGCTGCCATGCTCGTTCTTGATTGGAGTGCCGTCTAGGTAGATGCGCTTCAGCGGGTCTGCGCCGTCCTCAAAGCCTGCTACTTCCCCTTCGGACAATACTGCTACGAAAGAGGCCTCAGAGCGGCTTCTAAGACTCTCTGCGTCTTCTTCTGGAGCGCGAGTGCTACCACCTCCTCCTTTGCCTCCTCCTTTGCCGCCTCCTCCTCCTCCGCCGGAGCCGTCAACGACAATCCGCCACCCATCTTCCCGCTCTTGAAAAGTTTCCATCACACGGGCACCTGTTCAGTGGTAATGGCGGAGGAAATAATCAATGGGGAACCAGCCCAAAATCTGCCGTACAAAACTGGCACGGGAGCGCCTTGTGAAGTGAGTTCAGCGGCCCTGTCAAACAGAAAGCTGTCTTTACGTTCGGAATCAGACGAAGAATTATCTAGCTGCACTGGAGGCGTTAGCAATGACGCCACGCCCGTCAAGATTAGGCTTGTGCCCAGCGAAAACAGAATGCCGCTGCCAAGTGCAAAGCCTTGCCCTGCCGTAAAGCCAGCAAAAGCTCCAGCGCCAAAGGAAACGAAAGACAATGCCACAAGCGCCACGCCAGCAAGAATCCTTCCCACTGTTCCACTGCCAGTTACAACTGGCGCAATAATCAAGCGCCTGCAAGGCATCAACACATTCTCGTATTGCATTCCTTCCCAATCGTCATCGACCAAGCGAAACGCTATGCCATTCTCGTGAGCAGTGACGAGATAATCCTTGAATCCCGCCAATTGATTAGACAGAGCAGAAATGATCTCCTTGGGCGAATTGGCAGCAAAGCGATATGATCGGCCAAAGCGACGCCCCATCTCTCCCAAGAGCTTCACTTCCACCATTGCCATTAGAAAAGCTCCTGATGACGCAAAATCTTAGTCGTACACTTTTGCCAATATCCGCCATAGACATTGGCTTCTGACAGTCTACCTAGCAAATGCTGATAAAATACATTTTGCGAAGGCGAATGCACCACTCCCACGTGATTTGGGAAGTTTGCTTGAAGCTGCATCAATAGCATGTCTCCTTTCTGAAGGCGGCCGTCGGAAATCTCGCGGAAGCCTTGGTCCGTGACGTTCTTTTCAAACATACGCCATTCAGGGCTCGTCCATTCAAACTCATCTCCCCTTTCGTAATCGCTTAAGACAATTCCAAACTCCTTAATGTAGTAGTCACGAAATAGCCCGTAGCAGTCGTATATCCCATAAATCCATGGACGACCAAGATATGGTGCATTGCCAGTGGGGTCCATTTCGTGCCAGCTATTGGTGCCAGTGCAATACATGACCCAAGGCAATCCAAGCTGCTTGCAAGATTTAATGTCGTGGCGACTGAACTGATTTTCCATGCCCAAATGAGAGTGGAAAATCGCCTCAATTCCGATTTTCTCTGCTTTTGCAAACGCTCGCGCATCAATCGCAAAACTTTCCAATGGATGAGGGTGAGCATTTTTGCACGGGAAAAACTTGCCTCCGGCAATGATGCCACATGCCTCCTCAGGCGCTTTGCTATGAGCGTAAGCAGCAAGCTCAGCTTTTAGATGGTGCCAAGTCATCGCGTAAGATTCGCCCCTGGAAAGCCTCCAAATGGTAGCGATGGAGATCCAGTGGGAGTTGATGGGAAACGGGCTTGACAACTGCTCACCCTCTTCCCGCAAACGTCTAGAGCCCACAATGGATCGTTCGCTGGCAACGCCGCAGTGGCGTTCGCCAAGTCATTCTTCGCCGTGGTGTAGTTGTTGAGCGCCGTAGTGAGAGCCGCTTCTGCAGCGGCTAATGCTGACGTGGCATTGCTGCATGCCGTAGCGCTAAGCCCCCATCGCTGAATGCTGTAAAAACTTTGGTTTTTGGTATTACCGGGGACTGCACCTTCGTTTCGCCCTTGCCTGTATTCGCTGCCTAGTTGGACAATGCTTCCATTCCAGATGGCAACCGTTGTCACCGTCCCTCCAAGTGTGACAAGCCCTGTTCGCGTGGCTTGCACGTAATAATTAGCCCCCGGCATAGACGGACTGTTGAAGCGCTCCTCAAGGAGCACTACGCTTGTGCAGGCATTTTCCTTCTCGCCTGCCTTTACGTTCCTGTCGTTAATAGCAGCACGGAGTTCGTTCTCCCGTTGCTTCACTAGATCATAGGCATTCAACACTGCCAATGCTTCAGTGCTTTGCCCCGCCTTAGAAATTAAACCGTCTTGCGAATTAAAAACAGGAGCGCCCGTATAGCCACACTCGCTACTCCTATATCTCCATTGACAATAATTTTGCGTAATCACTCGATGAGGAAGCTGTAGTCCTTCCAAGTCCAAAACACTGCCAAGCTGCCACGTAATTGTCAGTGCATCTTCCGACGTTTTGCGTTCAATGTAGAAAATATCAAGCGGAAACTCTTGCGACGGATCAGCGCCAGGCTCTCCGTCTAAATACTTGCCGAGAGTGCGTCGTCTTGTTACCTTTGCTCCCACCAAGTCATCTAGCGAACTGATCACTTGCGTGAACGTCCCCATGATATTGGCCACTGTCAAAGACGGTTGCGCCACTTGCCCAGTGGTGTTCTTTTCATAGCCAGTAGCAAGAATGGGCAGCGGCTCATACGTGCGGCCTTGCCAGACGATTTTGGAACTGTCAGGCTTTAATTGGCTCGTAAAATAAAACTGATCAAGCGTATCGCCAGTGATAGGAGATAGATCCAGATCAAACAGTTCAACAATGCCATCGTGCCATCCTTGTTGTACGTCAGCTTCTAGGGTCATAGATCCTCCTCACAGCGAAAGATATGATATTGCTATTTGGGCCAATTGTACGCCATTGCCATTGATTTGGCTCAAGCCTATATTTATAGAGCTGATCGTCCATGAAGAATTGCGAATAGAAAAAATCACCTTTCAGTGCGGATAATTGACTGTCCAGCGCAATGGCAATGCTGTCAGCAATGGGAACAGTGTCAATTTGATAAGAACGAATGTCGTCGTTTAGCTGTTCTGGCATGACCTGCTCATAGCCATCACCAAACTGCACGCGCTTGATCCTCGTGCCCCTCTGAACCGTGAGGCCGTATTCACAAGGGATGGCAAAAGTGGGTTGCGTCATAATTATCGAGCCAGAAGGCCGCCGGGACGAAGTTCGCCAACAATCACTTGTTTTACGGCGCCTTCCAGTTTACGGCCAAGCTCAGAAGAATTAGAGCCGTTGGCGTTGCTTTGCGCTTGACCGTTGCTTACATTCACTGTAATGTTGCTGACAATTTGATTGCCTGCTGCATTGCCCAGGTCCACGGGAATTGTTTTGCCATCGGGAAGAGGCACCACCGCTTCGTTATAGCGACCTTCGCCCACGAGGCCCATGGTAGGTCCAGTGACGACGCCGCCGTTGGCAAATGGAGTGATGGACAAGCTTTGCCCCACTTGACCAAGAGCGCCAGCCGAATCTATGCCAAAGGCCCCGCCGCTAAACGACCCAAAGCCTCCTCCTTGAATGGAGGCATTGCCTTTAAACATTCCGCCGCCGGGAAGAATGTTCAGGAATTGATTCAGTACGTACATCTGAATCATTTTCTGAATCATCTGCGCCGCCATGTCAGCGAAGGCATTGCCAACGCTTTGGAAGAATCCTGCAAGTGCTTCTTGGGCAGTTGCTGCTCCAGTGATGGCATCCTTGAAGGAAGTAGAGAAAGCTTCTCCGATGGATGCAGCGGAGAATTTCACCATTTCTTGAGCGGAAAGCAGCTTGTCAAGCTCTTCGCGCAGGGTTTTCATGGTCTCTTGAATAGAGCCCGCTTCGGGAATGAGGGCTTGAGCAGCCCTGAGCTGAGCGAGCTGTTCGGGAGTGCCTTCCGCTTCTAATCTTGCTTGTGCGTCTTCAAGCGATCTCCGCTGAAGTCTAATTGCCGCATCTTGCGGGCTAATAATGCCAGCCGCAATCTGAGCGTCTTCAATGAGACGGTTAAGCTCTTTTTGTTTTCGCAGTTTCTCTTCCATTTCAGCCGCTTCCTCGGCCCCGTCTGCTTTCGCTTGGTTTCTGTAGTCCTGCTCAGTGGCGGCCAAATCAATAGTCGCAATCTTGAGCTGGTTCCTAAGTTCGGCAAGATTTCGATCTATTTCTTCCCCAGTCATCCCATAGTCCTTGATCCACTTGCTCCTATTCTTTTCCGCTGCTGCAATTTGCCCTTCAATTGCCTGAATATCTACAAGGTTGTTTCTAAATTTCGCGTAAAAATCCAAAATGCGCCGCGCCTGAGTTGTGTCAGGGGCGAGGGCTTTAGTTTGAGCAAGGGATAGCCTAATTGACGCCTTTTCCGCTTCGGCCAGCATTAAAATTTGAGACGAAACAAGCTGGTCTAGGCTTTTTCGCCCTCCTTTGCCTTTGCCAGCTTTTTCTTCGTCTGCCACAGAAGGAATGGCGGCCAAGACGGCTCCTGATTGAGATTGCTGTCCCTCAAATTTAAGTTGCTGAATCCTTGATTCCGCCTCTGCAATGTTTACAGTCTGCAGTCTTTGTTTGTAAGATTCCAGCATTGCAATGGGAGCCCTAAAGCCTCCAATCGTTCGGCTTACTGGAATGCCGAGACTGCGAAGCTGTTGACCTTCTTTTTTCGTAATCGAAACAGTGTCGCTTCCTGCGTAGGAAGGGCCTCGCTGTTGCAATGTTTCCAACAGGCGCACGCCAGATTCGGCGGAGCGCTTCGCCTGCATTGCTTCTGTTTGAGACATGGTGCGAATCGCCTGTGCGGCTCCAATCGCTTTTGCCCTCGTGTCATCAAGAGCTTGGTTCATGCTCATGAATTTTTCAATCAGCATGCTGATACCGACAATGACAATACCGACACCAGTGGAAGCAAAGAAGGCCCGAAGAGTTAGGCCGGCAGTTCGAATGGCTGTTGCAGTCGTGGCAGCAGTCGCACCAGTCGCTGACATCATTCCTCTGAACGCCGCAAGAGTGCTGGTTCCTGCTGCCACCCTTGCGTTAAAAATTAAGAGTTGAGCGGCGTTACTAATCCATAGCCCCCTCATGACATTAAGAGCCATGTTGATAGGTAACGCAATAGCGTAAAGCTTCACCAAATAACCAGTGATGGGATTGCCGGCAATCTGCAGTAATACCTTGGCAAGCTCAAGTGCTGTTTGCGCAAACTGCTTGAATTGACTGGCTACGGCCGCAGCATTTTGCCTGATTCCATCAAAAGCTGGGCGCAGCTTCTCTAGTTCTTGTGCAATTGCAAGTCCGCCTGTCGTCTGCGCCTGCGCTCCAGTAAAAAAGGCAGTGAAACCATCAGAAACCTGCTTTATTCCATTGGTCAGCGGCATCACGACGCCATTAAGGAATCCAACTGCCACTGGCTCAAAGCTCTCGTACAGAAGTTGCATTGAATTCTGCATGCGATTGATGACACCCTGGAAGGTGCGAGCAGCACCTTCCGCTCCAGGGCCAAATTCCTGCTTCATGACGATGCCTACGTTCTTCAAGAGAACGTTCATTGCTTCGCCTTTATACACGCCATCTTCCAATGCGGCGGAGAATTCCTGAATCGCCTTAGGCCCTTCAAAGCCGGCGGCCTCTGCGAAGATTGCCATGGCACCCGGAAGCACATCGCCAAGTTGCCCCTTAAGCTCTTCGCTCATTACTTGGCCTTTGCTTGCCATTTGAGCAAAGGCGTAATTCACGCGATCAACTTTATCAGCGCTCATGCCGAACGTAGCTGCCGCCTGCGTAATGCCAGTGAACAAGTCACGAATCTCATCGCCACTAAATCCAGCGGGAGCCATGGAGGCGTAAAGTTTCGTGAAACCATCACGGACGGATTGAAGGGGGACATTGTATTTCTCTACGAGATCAAGAATGAGCCGATTAGAAGCGGCAGCGTCATCTGCGGATGTTGCGACTGTGTTGAGCGTGTTTCTAAAGCTTTGCAATTGAGCGACTGCTTGCCCCACTTGTCCAGGAAAAGCCTGAATAAAGCCAAGCATCTTATATGCCTGACCAAACAGCAACACTTGTTTCGTGGCAAAAGCAAATTCGCTGCCAAGCTCACGAATGGTGCCCGCTCCCGGAAGATTGATGCCTCCCATTGCACGCCCAAAGCCGCCAAAGCCTCCCATTCCGCCAAAGCCGCCCCTTCCGCCTCCGCCTCCGCCAGGAGGTACTGCTCCGCCTCCGCCTGCAAACATGCTGCTCCGAGCATTGATTGTCAACGGGCTAGATGGCCCCATCATTCCGCTCATTGGGAACATTCCCATGGAGCCTCCCATTCCACCGCCGCCCATGCGATAAGCCATGCCGGGAATGTTTTGCTGAACAGCCACGCTAGGCGTATTGAAGATTGGCAACGACTGCGCTCCGCTTGCGCCAAGCCTCCTGCGCTGGAAATACGCTTGATTTAATGCGGCGTTTAGAGCTTGTCCAGACAAGCCAGTGGCGGATGCAGGAACGGCGCCAAAGCCAATATCAGCAATTTGCCTGTGAGCCAGCGCAGGATTCGCTGCTTGATTCGCAAGCGCCGCAGCCATTTGCCTGTAGTTTCCAGAGATGCCCACTG